CTTTGCTAAATTCTATTTTATAATTGTGCAATTTGTACTCATCAATATAGTTTTTTATTTTCTCGATTTGGATCGCATCAAGTTTTGGTTTAAATCCAAACTTTAAATTTGCATTGTCTTTACCATGCGTCAAAATAAAGCATCGATTATTAATAATGTAGTGATCAATGAATTTTCTTTGATTAATTACCTCAATATTGTTTGGATATTTCAACTCAATGTAAGTCTTAAAAGCTGAATTAACAATATAGCCAAAACTTCCAGCGTGGTTATCATTACAAATATTTACAAACTTAATAAAATTGTAATGTTGCAATAAAGCATCTACCAAACGGATTTTAAAAAGCAAAGCAACATCAAAGGCTTTTTGATTATCCATATTTTGCGGTAATTTATGACCGCCCCGTGTTGTTTCTGCATCCCAACCGTCCAAAAAATCTGCCAAATCATTCAGGAATAAAGTATTTGATTTTTTATTTTTGATTATTTCGTTTACAAATATTTCAAGTCTTAAAAAAATCTGGTCCTCGTTCCATAAACCATCGTACAAACTATATCCATCTTTGTTGACATCCATTCCGATATGCGTATCGGTAAAAACCGCCCTATCAAATTTCGCTATATTTTTAGATTTGTGCTTTATTACAATAGGCTCGATTTTATCCTTAAAAATACTTAAAAAATCAATTTCTTTTTCAACGTCTGCAATCTTTATAGGCTCAGTAATAACCCATTGTTGGTTGGTTGCTACATTTGTACTAACTCTTTTGATTTGATGGTTAGAAGGGATTTCTATTAACTCCTTTGAGGTTAGTTTTTCAACTTTTGTAATTACTTCACCATTTTTATTTAAAGTTCTTTTGACTTCTTTAAATTCTGAATTATGTAAATTTCGGAGTTTTAAAAGTTCGTACTCTTCTTGACTATTTAAGTAATATTTTGGGTTGCTCCCATATTTATCTTTATCTTTATTTTTAATTTCTAAACCTAGCGCAATTACCTCAAATGGCTTCAACCTATAAGCTGGTTTTTTCATTTATTCGATTGTAAGGTAAACTTTACCGTTATTCAAACCTACTTTTAATTTTTGCACAAATTTAACTAATGCCATTTTTGAATTACCGATAAAATCGACGCTTCTAGTTTGGCCCAATAAGATACATCCCTCAGTATCTTTTGCGGAGTTCCCGGCATGGATGCGAACGCCCTCGAAATTTTTAACATTAAGCAATAAAGGTAGGACTACTTTAAATCGGTTAGACATTGTCATTACTATTTCATAAGTTCCTTTTGGTATTGCCGTTTTTCCGTATATTTTCGACTCTCTTTCAACGTCCTCAAGTGTATAGCACTCAAATTTTCCATTAATTGAAAGCTCTCCGATTGTGGAGTTAGCTGTTTTATGAAGTCTTTTTAGTAGTATTTTCATTTTTTAAATTTTTTATGTATAAAAGTTGCAAATAGTTTTCCGAAATACCCCACAATTCCACCAATAAAACCAAATAAAATAACTTTAAATAGTTGCATTCCGTCGGTTACTAATGGATTTTCTGCAATGTAGGAAAATATACTCAATACTGCGCCCGAAAATATCGATAAAAAACTATGATTGTGGCTATTCATTACTTTGCTTTTTAGAATTTCCAAAATAATAACCAATAACCGAACCCATTAAACCAACTACAGCTATTTTAACGTCGTTTTCTGGCGCAGTCCAGCCTAAAATATATAAACCGACGGCAATTATTATTAAGGCAATTACGCCTTGTATATTAGTTTTTTGTATCATATCCTAAAAATCCGTGCTTTGGGTTGTTAACTACTATTTCATTCTCTTTAAAATCAATTTCTTGTTCACTCATAACATCGTAGTGATACCCCTCTGCAAATATAGGCTTAATTTCTTCAGTAGGTTGGTTTATACAAATTTTACCAAGTTCAACAATTGCGTGAATACCCTCTCCAAAAGATAAATCCTCTGTATAAACTCCTTTGTCTAGTAAATCAGCTATTGCAGTTTCTTTGTTTGTGTATTTTAATTTATAAATTTTCATAATATTATTGAGTTAAGGCAATACATTCAGTGTCTGTTAAAGGTGTTGGGAATAACATTGTTGATTTAATAAATTTTGGAACGTCTGTTGCATTTGCGTTTAAAAATTCCATAGCGGTAGTTGTAAAAGCTGTTGCTGAAACTACTTTAATCCCGTTTACAAAAACATCAGCATTTGTTCCATTCCATTTGATAGCTATTTTTACTGTACTTGATATTGGATTTGATAAAGCGGTTGGCGTACCACTTACATATTTTAAAATAGATAAAGTTTGAGAGGTAGAAACTCCTAATCTAATAGCAAAACCATTTACGAAACCTCCGTTAGTAGTATCTAAATAAATACCCGATGCAAAAGTATCTCTAATGTAAGCTATATTATTATTCAATTCAACAAACCACGTACCTCCAGCACTTGTAATAAGTCCATTTGTGTAAATGTTATTTCTTGTAATTACATCTGCATTTCTTGTTAATGCTGTAGTAGTAGTTGGGATAAATGAAGTGGCATAAGATGCAATATTACTTGCTCCTATTTCTAATCGAGGCATTGATAATGTAACATTACCAACTGTTCCTGAGTTATGTAAACCAACTCTAACTTCTGATATAGTTGTAGTAGCAGTAGCTGAAAAAACTATTGAATAAGTATTTCCTGCTTCAATGTTTGTTGTAGCTGTTATAGCTACATTGTTTTTAAAATAAGTTGGAGTACCTACAGCGTTAATAATGGCTAAAATATATTGAACTTGTACAGTAACAATTACACTTTCTACATATACTGAAAAACAAGTAGTAGTGTTTATTGTAAATGTTTGAGTCTGATAAAAATAAATTCTTACTAAGGCTGTTGATACAAAATTATATGCACTTACATTAGGATTTTTAATGCTTGTAACTAAAGTTGAAGTTCCTGCTCCATTTAAAAGCCAACTTGTAGGAAAAATTCCTCCACCAGCCCAAACACTATTCAATAATAAGTTTGTTCTTTGAGGCTCTAACAATAAACTCGGACAACCTCCAACGGTATCATAGTTTAATCTTGGAATAGTCGTTAATACATTTTCCACATTTCCTAAAGAATTTATCTGAGTTGCCGAAGTATCTCGTGTAAAAGTTAAATCTCCGTTTCCATTACTCGGAATAATAGAATAGATTTTATTAGATTTTATAGCGTTTGGCGTCATAACCAAACTAGCTTTTGTAAGTAAACTCATTTATATATTGTTTAAAGCGGTTAGTGTTGAAATTTGACAAGCTTCTGCGGAGTAAGTTCCTGAGTCGGTTGCTACTCTAATTTTAAAAGCGTTTATTAAAACAGTAACTAAATTGCCGATTATATTAGTTTCTCCGCTATAACTTGTAAATTGAGCAGAACCCCAACCAATTGAGTTATTAACCGCACCTTGACCCCAGCCAATCGTATTATTTACCGAACCATCACCCCAACCTATTGAATTTGCCATATTTTTTTTATTATATTACTACTTTTGCGTTTCCTGCTGTATGGTATAAATTACCAACTTTTAACCCCGCAGCCAATGCGGCTGCATTGTTTGCATATTCTTGAATTATTAATAAAGGAACAACCGTTAATGGAATAGGTACTAATGTTCTAACTGGTGTAACCCCACCAAATTGAAATTGATAACTTGGATTACTTCCACCACTTATTCTATTAGCGTAATATTTTAAAACTATCGTGTCAGTCGAGCTAAAAATTCCATCATTCCAAATACCCGAAGCACTAAACTCTGAATATCCCGTGTTTGTTACAGGAATTGTCGCACTTGAAGTAGCTACTAATGTTTCAACTCCTGCGCTTGTTCTTTTAAAAGCTTTAAAATAAAACTCAGCCGTTCCACTTCCGCTTATTTTAGTTATGTTTCCAATTGTTGTAATATTGAATACTCCGGGATTACCTACTATTAAACTAGCACTTGTAATAAGACCAGCTATAAATTGGTCAGTAGTTGTAATTGTGCCTGTTGGAATATCTACAGCGGTTGTGTTATAATTTGGGTCAGTTATACTTGTAACTAATTTATAATAACCATTTATGCCACTTGCGACATTTGTCGAATATAGTATTAAATTACTTGGTAAATCTTCTAAAGTAATAAAATGTGAAATTCCATTATCGCCGTCATTAATAAGTTGACTTGTTTTGGTTAAATCAATTCCTGTAACTTCTTTAATTTCGTTGTTAATGTGAATTTTTAATTTGTTATTGTTTAAATACATTGCGCCATTCTCGATATTAATATCGTTTTCATTTTCGATTATATCGGTTTGCACTCGGTAAGTTGTATCTTTAAATGTTGCCATTGTTATTTGGTTTAAATGGTTTATTTTTTTCTAACTTAATTAAAAATTTCTTTAACTTTTTTTCATTCTCTACTTGAGAAATTAACTGCATTTTTCGAATTACAATACCCATCCTATAAAGCTTGCGTCGTTATCTGGGAACATATCCCCGTTAGAATTTGTGTTATATTCAGGAAAACTAGATTGGTTATAACTCATATAGTCGATAAATCTAGTAGTGTAATGATTTGCAACGCTTCTTTCTTTCTCTACTAAATAATCAATTTCACTTTTATCTACACTTGTAGCATTTTCAGAGGTATGTTTGAAAACTCCTTTATTTGCTATCGTATAAGCGCTGAAAGGTAAAAACTCCACCATTGCCCAATGTATTAACATCGGTTTAATATAGTCGCTTAAAAGGTCTTTATAGGATTGCGTTAAATTATTAGCTACAATTCCATCGTTAAACTTTTTAAACAGTTTAGTTCCTAAATAGGTTTGTATGTGAATATCCTGAGCTATCGAAATAAATTGAATAAATTTATCCGTATCAATATTACCATTCAATGCGGTAAATTTAACTATGTCATCTCTAGTAATAAAAAGTGCTTTTGCCATTATTGTTTGTAATTTGGGTGATGTCCTCTATTTGGCATATCTATTGGCGCTATTTGCGCTTCTGCCCATCCACTTGGATTTGGATTATAACCATCAATTGAATTTACTTCTTCACTTGAGCTTAATGCTTTATCAGCATATGGAGTTCCGTCTGTTTTAGTTTTTAATCTATAAAGACTTTCATTAAATACATGACCACAATTGACACCGCCTTTAAATTTGAACAAAGAATAATTTTGACCATTATGTCCAAATTCAATATTTACACCTTGAAAACTTGCTTGGTCAATATCTTCTTTTCTGTAAACAACTCCGTTAGCAGTTCTTGCCATCATTTTTTTACAGAAATCTCTTGAATTTCCGCTTGAATATTTTTCAGCATATTCATAACGTACCTTGTAATTATCTTTATCTAATGAACTTTTTGCACTAGGAGAAGATTTTATAACTCCAGCAAATTTTTGTAATAAATTTTTTTTATCTTTTATTTTAGAATTTGCCCATTCATCTATAGAAATATTAGTATCTGAATATTCTCTTTTATCTACCAACTCCCATTCATCTGTTATATTTTCGCCTTTTAATAATTCAAGTATATTATTTCCTTCTGCATCCGTTAAATCTTTACTTAAACAAGTATGCGAACTTAATTGAGTAGGAGTTTCAACCGCTTTTGTTAATTCTCCTTCTGCATCTAATGGCTGTAATTGATTAAATTTTAAATCCAAACTAATTTCATTAAATGCCAAAACTTTATCTAAACCATCGCAAATAGTTTCTTGAAATGGTTTAATAACCATATTTTCAAAAAGAATATAAGAATTTTTTAATTCATCAGCATTTGCAGAAAATCCCGTAGTAGTTGCAATTCCAAAAAGTAACGGACTTGTTACGTTGTGCGAAAGCATTATTTTTGCTAAACATTCATCTGATAAATATTTGTAATGTTCCGGAGCGTCATTTAAAGGAATATCGTCAACGGTAGTCTTTTTAGTTTCGTCACTATTAAAAGCAACAATTACCTTTTTACCTTTCGAACCTGTTAACGTGGCTTTTACTTTATTTTGTATAATTGTTTGTTGCTCCTCAGTTGGAACACCATTATTGAAATTTACAATTTTAGTTCCTGAAAATCCGTTTTGAACTTCGTTAATTAAATAAGAACTAACTTCCTGCTCCAAAGTTGCATATTCTAAACCCCCAATGTAGTCAATATTCGAATAATATTTTTGACCTATTGTATAATTGCCCACCCGCAAAATCTCTAATTTTTCAGTCTTACTTCCGTAGCCAAATAAAGGGATTCTTTTAGGTGGGAATTTTTTAATATCTTGCCAATTATCGGAGTAGTAAATCGCATTGATAACTCCATCTTTATCACATTTTTCAGAACGTACTAAATTAGTTGGTAAATGTTCAACCCTTACAATTTTACTTTTTTGCTCGTTGTAGATTAATTGCAAATTGTACTCTCCCAATAATTTTAAATCTTTTGCTATTTTCTTAATTGTATCTTTTGAAAATAACATTTTCATTTGAGCGTACTCATTCGGTTTGCGATTTGCATCGTTTGCCGTTAACCCTTTGCCATAAATTAATTTAGAAATATTATTTATTACTGCATTATTTGTAGTAGAACCATTGTAACGGTCTATTAAAAATTGATAATAATTGTTTTCCTCTCCAAAATCTACCCATTCCTCACGTTTATTTTCAGTAATTTTTGGAGCTTGGTAGTCCGCTAATTGTATAAAGTGTATATTACTCATAAATTATAAATTCGTTGCTTGTATGGTTCGCTACGTAGTCGCCATTGTTAATAGTGTAATC